TCCGCCACAAGAAATGGCGCGATGGCGAACCGCGAGAGTCCCAGATCAGACGAGGTGAGTGGGGCCTCCCGAGCCATGCGGTGTGGTGGGCCGCTGACCACAAGAGCACCGCGCCGTTACTCATGCGCAGCCTCTTTCGCTTGGTCGCCTCAATGCACACGCACACCAACTCGTCGATGATCAGGGTTGGCGTCACAAAGGGCGACGTCACGGCGCTCATGAACGTCGACATCACGCGCACGCCGTACTTCTTCAAAGATCGCGAGCCGGTCGTCGTCGATGGGGTGACAAAGCGCATCTTCCACATCGTTCGCATCCACACTCGCGCCAACGGTCAAGTCGTACCGCTTCACTTTCGCGGTCTTCGCAGGTTCGTTTGGAACGGCTACGATGTTGCGATCACCGTCCCTGGCATCGATCACGCGCATATCGCCGAGATCCCCGTAGCTGGTCACGATTACCCGACGCATGGCCCGATCCCGAAGGGAATGGTCCCCCTCCCAGTCTTCGCCGATCGCGTCGCGAGCATGATCGAGAATCGGAGTCTGCAATGAGCGAGCATCAACTGCGCGGCCAGAGCAAGATTCGCAGCGCCTTTGAGGTGCGCCCGATCCTCGACAAGATCGCTGTCGAGATCGGCAAGCTGCACGGCGTTCAGCTCGGCGTCTCGTACACGACTGCTGATGGGCTGTTCTTTATCAACGGCGTCGGCGATATCGTGCAGGACGGCCCGGTGCACGTCCTGTGCTGCACCGAGGAGGAGATCGCGACCGGCGACTTCCTCAAATTCTTCACCCCGCGCGCCTTCTTCGCCGCGCTGTGCGAGGCCTTCGCCCAGGATTACGTGCGCCGCAAGATGGGGGGCATCAATTGAGCGACTTCAGCAGCGACCAAGCGACCGAGGTGATGCAGCTCGTGGAGAAGATCAGTCCGCTTCTCGCAGGGAGGGACCCGGTCGTGCAAAGCGCGGCGCTCTGCGATCTCACCTCCATGTGGTTGTCGGGCGTGTTCATGCTGGGCGACGAAGAGGCGACGAACAAGATACGCGAGGAGATGTTGGCCTCGTTCGTCGCCACGGTGAGGCAACTGATTCCGGTCAATGAAACGGGAATCACCAAGCCGAAACTCAAAGAGATGTTCAAGCAGTGAAGAACCGCACGCTCGGCCAGACCGGCGACTTTCCGCACGGCAAGCTCGACGACACCGACGAGGGCGGCCTCAACATCGCGATCGGCAGCGAGCCCGACGGTAAGAACGTGGTCATCAGATTCGGTAAAAAGGTCGCGTGGATCGCGCTTCCTCAAGAACAGGCGGTCCAGTTCGCGATGACCATCTTGAGGCACGCCCGCATGCACGGCGTGATCGTCATGGACGGAGAGAGCAATGCCCCAGATACTGGACGCAGCGGTCAAGGCCATTAAGAAATCGAGCCCGAACGTCAATCCGTGGGCTGTTGGAACGGCTGCGCTGCAAAAAAGCGGCGAGCTGAAAGCTGGGACCAACAAGCCAACCAAGCTCGGGATCAAGCGCGGCAAGATGTCGCGCGCGCAGCGCCACGCGAAGCCGCTGGCGATCGGCGGCGCGGCGAAGAAGCCTTCGCTCGGCCGCTGATGCTCTATCGCGACCATCGCGGCAGCCTCGCCGAGAGCATGGAGACCGTGGTCGAGCTGAAGGACCGCGCCGCGCTCGACGCGCACATCGCCGCGCTGCTGAAACCGTGGGGCAAGGTCGTGACGCAGGACCAGATCCATTCGACATGGTATTGCCTCGACCCGCGCATCAACTGGGATACGTGGATGATCACGGTCGACGGCTATGGCGTGGTAGGCTTCACCAACGGAGATCCCCAACGAGCCTTCGGGAGAGCTGCACGCCATGCCTGACAGGACCATTCACGACGAGACGTTGCGCGAGCAAAGGACGCCCGTGGACGAAGGGCTCGTTCATTGGGCGAATTTAGTCCGCGCCGCTCTTCAGGCGCAGAGCGGCGTCGAAATCATCGGAACTGACGGCGGATCGCTTCATTTCGCCTTTCGCGGGCAGTCTTTTGCGATAACTGTCCAGCGCACGTCTTGACGAGTCGCCTCTTCGCTGCGCGAAATCCCCCCCCTCTCAACCGAGAGGGGACCCCCATGGCATCGATTCCACGCCCGCCGCCACGCTATCCGGCCCGCCCGGAGCAACAGCCGGAGCATCATCCGGACCCGCCCCCGACGCAGCCCCCGGATTACCCGCCCCCAGAGCCCGAGCAAGAGCCAGAGCCCGAGGAGAAGGTGCTCGAACATGCCGAGGCCAAGCAGCTCTTCCTCGCGGGTCACCGGCTGAAGAAAAAGGGCGATCCACCGGAAAAATGGTTCTGCGCGTCCCGCCTGCACGGCCTGCTCGTCGTTTGTCACCCGATGGACGAGGAGTTCGAGACGGTTTTTGAGGGGCAGGAACTCGTCCTTCTCCCTGACTGAGGTCTGCGGCGATGGCTGGACTGGGCGGGCTCGGCGCGATCAGGCTGCCGCCGAGTCCAATCGACGGCGAGATGGATCAGGACGATCGGGACGATCTCTCTCGCATCTTCGCGCCGAAGAACATCAACCTCGACGCCGATGACGGCGAGATCGACTACGACAAGGCCACGAAGATAGAGACTGAAGACGGCGGCGTCGTCGTCTGGGTCGGGCCGAGACGCATCCCCAAAGAGGACACCGAGTTCGGCGACAACTTGGCCGAGGTGCTCCCCGACACGCAGCTAAACTCGATCGCCGACGATCTGCTGCGCCTCATCGAACAGGACAACGAATCCCGCCGCGAGTGGCTCGACACGCGCGCTCGTGGCATGGAGCTGATGGGCCTCCGAATCGAAGCGATGCGGTCGAACGGCTCCGATGGCTCGGCGCCGCTTGAAGGTCAGAGTCAGATCCGCGCGACGCTACTGGCGGAAGCGGTAATCCGTTTTGGCGCCAACGCCTTCTCCGAGCTGTGCCCCAGCGACGGGCCAGCCAAGGTCACCGAAGACACATCGGGTTCGACTGAAGACCTCGATGGCCTTGCCAACGCGCTGGAGCACGATCTCAACCACTACCTGACCGTCACTGATAAACCGTGGGTTCCCGATACGGATCAGATGCTCCTCAGAGTGGGTTTGGATGGTTGTGTCTTCAAGAAAATTTATCATGACCCCATCCTCCGGCGTCCGATAAGTCGAGCGGTCTTTGGCGACGACCTCATCGTCAACAATTCGTCGACCTCGATGTACGACGCGGGCCGAATCACGCACCGGGTGTTCATGCGCCCGTCGATGATCAGGCGCATGCAGCTCTGCGGAGCCTACCGCGACATCGATCTCAGCGAGCCAGGGTACATCGAAAAAACCCCGACCGAGATGCAGGCCGAGCAGATCTCGGGGATTCGGCGCTTCGATAGCTGGGAGCAGGACGATCGCGACCACGAAATCATGGAGACCTATTGCGAGCTGGACCTTGACGGGTTCGAGCACGAGACGGACGGGGAGCCGGATGGCCTCGCGGTGCCCTACAAGGTCGCGATCCACAAGGAAACGCGAACCGTCCTCGAATTGCGGAGGAACTGGAACGAAGAAGACGAGATGTGTCTGCCAAAGACGTTTTTCGTCCAGTATCCGTTCATACGCGGCTTCGGCTTCTACGCGATCGGCCTAAGTCATCTTTTAGGCAATATAACCAATGGGATAACGGCGGCTTGGCGCGAAATCGTCGATGCCGGAATGTTCGCCAATTTTCCTGGGCTTTTGGTCGCGAAAGGCGCCGCCCGACAGAACAACAATATCTTCCGGATTCCACCCGGAGGCTCGGCCGAAGTCGAGACAGGCGGGCTCCCGATTCAGCAAGTCGCGATGGGAATGCCCTACAAGAGCCCCGATGCGGTCTGGGTCGGCTTCGTTCAGCAGCTCAACCAAGAGGGCAAGAGCCTCGGCGGAACCGCCGAGATCATGGTCGGCGAAGGCCGCCAAGACGCGCCTGTCGGGACGACCTTGGCTTTGATCGAGCAGGCCATCAAGCCGCTGCTCGCGACCCACAAAAGGCTGTGCGCGGCCCAAAGCGACGAGCTTCAGCTCCTGTGCGAGCGCTTCCGCGAGGACCCCGAGGCCTTCTGGCGCACGAACAAGCGCAAGGCCTGGAATTGGGACTCCGAGGTCTTTCAGCAGGCGATCAACTCGAACGAAATTGTCGCTAGAGCTGATCCAAATACGGCCTCGCATCTTCAGCGGATGTTGAGGAACGCCGCGCTGTATCAAATGGCGAAGGATGAACCCGGCGCTTTCAACGTCCTGGCGATCCGCCGCATGTGCATTCGCGGGATCGGCTTCTCGGACCCGGATCAGTACTTGAATCCGATGCCGTCCGGGCCGCCGCCGGACCCGAAAGCGCAGGCCGCGATGCTGACTGGGCAGGCGGCGATGCTCGACGCCAATACGAGAGCTGGGCAATTGCAGCTCGATATGCGCGACAAGCCTCTAGATGACCAGCAGCACCAAGTGGACGCCCAGGTGAAGATGGCGACGTCGAAGATGGCGCTCCAGAAACAGCAATTGGCCACGCACACTGCCGGATTCCAGGCCCAGAACGAGGCCCGCAAGCCGCAAATGGAGCAGGCGAAGCAGCAGCACGAGTCTCAGGAGGCTCAATTCGACCGCGCGCACGACACGGCGAAGCAAATGCGCGACCAAGCGCACGAAATGAACCTCGAAAGAGGCGGCTGGGCGCACGAACAGCAGCTCCATGCGGTCGATCGCCAGCACGAGGAGCGCTTGGGCGCTCAAGACCAGATGCACGAGCGCGTCATGGGCGCGCAGCAGCAGCAATTCGACGCCGCGCAGGGCGCACAGGACCGCCAAATGGACGCTGCGAACGCCCAGCAGGACCGCCAGCATGAATCGCAGATGGGAGAGCGCGAACAGGCGATCGAATCGCAGCGCGAAGAGCGCGGCCGAGCGCACGAAGAGCATATGACCGAGCGCTCCCAGCAGCATGAGCGCGTCATGGGCCAGCAACAGGCCCGCGCGAAGATCCAAGAGGTAAAGGCGAAGCCTCAACCGCGCGCGAGCAGCTCGGGCTCAAGTCGAGAGAAGCGGGCGACCGGCGGCGCGGTCCAAGACGGCATACACACTCCATATGGCTTCGCCCGCCGCGCCCCAGACGGAAATCACTACGTTCAGCATCCGAACACTGGACAATACTTCAAAATAACGCGGCGTCAGTCGTCGGATTGGTCGCGATAGAGGGGGCCATGCCCGTCGACAACCTTGGCGATTACGACGTAACCCCCGTCAGCGGCAATCCTTTCGGCGCCATGGCTGACTCGCCAGCTAACTACAGCGTCGAGCCTGTCGGCCATGACCCCTTCGCCAGTCCGTCGCCCGCCGACATAGCGGACAAATACGTCACCCGTTCTGGTCAGTTGGTCCCGCAGCAAGCTCCGACGGCGCCGACAACGTCGATGGTGGCCGACAAGTACACGAATCGGTCCCAAATCAGCGATCCGGAGTGGATGCGCTATCAGGAAGACCTCGCGCAGGATGAGCAGCGCACTGCTGAGTGGGGCGCGGCGACCGAGACGTTCCATCCCCAGACAATGGGCTACATCGGGCGCGCTGGTGGCACGCTCCCGTCTGCGCGCGCGGCGATCCAGCGAATGTATCCCAGCGGGCCAGAGCCCGAAATGCCGCAAGTCATGCAGCGCGCCTACAGCGATCTGATGGGCGGGCGCGGCAAATTCTCTGGCAGTGTGGTCAGTCAAGGTGGGCGGGGGCGGCTCGCCGACATCGGGGCGTTCGGCTCGCCATTGATGGCGCCGAGGATGGTCGGTCATCCCGGTTATCAACTCCGCGATCCCTTTGCGGAACAGCTTCCGCCGCAAGCTCCGCCGGAAGAGGGGCCGGGTTACGCTGGCGGTGGGGCTGTGCAGCTGAACGCGGATCTGCGGCGGCGTCTCGCGCTGATCACTCAGCCTCGACACGGATTTCAAGCCGGCGGCGCGCCGGATCAGGACCCCAATGCGGCTGCATTCTCCCAAATCGAGGGAGAGGCGCGGGCGGCCGACGTCAACGATCCTGCATCAGCTCCTGCGCCAGCTCCTCCGCCGGTCTACGGCGGCGCATGGGGCCAATCGATCGAGGACGCCTACCAGTACGGCATGGGCAAGATCGGCGCGGCCCAGGACTGGCTGGGCAACAAGCTCGAACAAGGCGTCGGCACGACGGCGGCGGCGGTCGGAGTGCCCGGAGCCAAGGGCTTGGCTCGCGATGTTCGCGCGGCAGTGATGGAGTCGGGCGAACTCGGGCCGCGTGAAATGCCGCACGAGGCTCCGAGGATCGTTCAGGGCGCGGACGGCATCCTGCGCCATGCAGATCCGGCCTTCCAAGACGGTCGCATCGCCACGCCCGTGTAGGGCATCTCTTTGATGATATCGGCCGTCTTCTGGTACGTGTCCCCCGAGGAAGACGAAGGTGCCCGCGCAGGCCGGGAAAAAGGCGAAGACGACGACGACGTGGACGCCAACCGGCGATCTCAACATCGATCCCAACGCCACGCCGGAGGAGGCTCACGAGGCCTTCATCGAACACGCCAAGAGCAATATCCTCGCGTTGCACGATGCCGTCCCTGACGACATCCGGCAGGGATCGATGCAGTGGTATGACGGGGCCAATACGATCGCCAAGCAGCGAGCCCAGACATATGGCAAACCGCTCGAAAATGTCGCGGGCGTCTATGCGGCCCTCTCGCCGCAGATGGACTGGTACAAGAACGCTTCGCTCGGCGACCGGGTGATGGATACCCTCCACCGGCAGGGCAATTTTTCGTTCAGCCCGGAGATGCAGAACTGGGCGGACGACTACCTCAAGAACAGCAGCAGCGCGGACACGGCCGATTCGGCAGCGATCTTCGCCAAGATCAAGGACACGCCGCTCGGTCAGCTCACCGATCCGCTTGAGAAAGCGCACTGGATTCGAGCCTATGACGAAGCGCACAATTCGCGCGACTACAACATCGTCAATCCCGACGGCACGTTCGGCGACACGGTGAAGAAGAAGGACAAGGTGACTGATGCTGGAGCTGGTTGGGGCAGCATGGACGCCATCGCCAATGCCGTGAAGGCGTACCATGCCGAGGACATGCCCACCATCTCCGAAGCCATGGGCGGGGGGCACAAGGTCCGCAATTTCTACAACAATATCCTCAATCCCAATGCGCCGACCGGCGATGTCACCATCGACACGCATGCCATCGCCGCCGCGTTGCTGCGGCCTCTTTCGGGCTCTGACAAGGACACAGCCATCGGGCTCGGCACGGCCCCTCCGACGAATGCGATGACCGGCTCGAAAGGGCTCTATGGCGCTTATGCCGAGGCTTATCGGCGCGCGGCGGCCGAGCGCGACATTTTGCCGCGCCAGATGCAGAGCATCACTTGGGAGGCGATCCGAGGGCTATACAGTCCCGTTCAGAAGCGCAGCCCCGTTTTCAGATCTAGCGTCAATGACGCCTGGGCCAATCACGGCAACGGGAGCTGGACGCAGCAACAGGTTCAGCAGCATCTGATGTTCGATCCGGAGACGGGGGCTTCACGCATTCGGCCCCCGTCTTGGTACACAGGTTCAGCTATCGAGGAGCCTGATTAGTCCTGCGGGCGGTTCTGGAATGGCGTCGGCACCTCGGCCTCGTGCTCGTCGGTCCATGGCTCCGGCGGGCGACCAAGGTAATTCATGCTGATCCACTTCTCGCGGGTGAGCGGTAGACCGTTCTTGATCATGTAGGCCAGCGTTGGGCTGTGCCGCGCCTCGCGCAGCAGCTCGGGGTCGATTCGGCGTTGAGTTTGGGCCATAACGGCCTCCTATTTGCACCAACTGCAAATATAGGCCTCTTTTCCGCAACTGCAATCGGCGCCATAAAACGCGCGTGAAAGGCTGGACCCCCACGAGAGGTCCCGCCATGGGCGAACATTCAGCGAAGGCGTTCACGACCGACAAGCTGAAAAAGTTTGAGGTCAGTGGCGCAAACGGCGGCGGCTCCGGCGACAAGAGCGCGCAGGCCGACGATTATGGGCGGAAAGCCGCCAAAACGAGCGATTCTTCGGCCTTCGCCCTCGGTGGAGCTGCGAAGGCGCCGTCGCTTGGCCGCGCCGGCCGCGCTGGTGGAGGCCGTGTCGGCCGCGCGAACGGCGGCAAGACGCGCGACATCTCCAAAGTCACGGATTCAGGCCCCTCGGGCTACGGCGATCGGCCGCTGATCCGCGCCAAGGGCGGTCGGATCGGGCGGCAGATGGGCGGCATGTTGCCCCCAGGCGGCGGGATGCCCCCAGGCATGACCGCGCCGCCCCCAACCGGCCAGCTTCCTGGCCTACCGGGCCTTGGGCGCGCCAAGGGCGGCCGGACCAGCCTCGCGCGCGGCGGCAAGGCCAAGGGCAAGGGCAAGACCGTCGTCAATGTGATCGTCGGCGGCCATGGCGACCAGCCGCCGCCGGGTGGGCCTCCTCCGCCGCACCCGATGATGCCTCCTCCTCCCCCGCCACCGCCTCCCCAGGCCGCGACTGGGCCGCGCCCGCCAATGCCGATGCCGATGGGCGGCATGGGCGGGCCTCCCGGTCCTCCGGGGCCTCCTGGCGGTGGCGGGATGCCTCCTGGGATGCCTCCGGGCATGCCTCCTCCCGGCATGGGCCGGGCGAGCGGCGGGCGGATCAGCGAAAAATTCGGCTCTGGCTCTGGGCGTGGCCGCCTGGAGAAGACCAAACGCGAAGGCCACGGAAAGGTGATGTTACCGGAATGACCGCAGGACAGGTTCAGGGAGCTACGACCGGAGCGACGGGTGAGGCTGCGGGCAAGACGTTGGCGACCGGCGGAACCCACACATACGGCGAGCAGGCTGTCGGGCTCACGTTCAATCCGAGCGGCGATCCGAAGGTGACGCAGCTCAAGCAGCTCTACGCGCAGATCATCGATATCTGCAACGACGAGCGCACGGCCGGTGCCAAGGGCGAGAAGGCGCGGCTCTGGTCGATCGCGATCACCGAGGCGCAGGGGGCTCAAATGTGGGGAGTCAAAGCGGCCACCTGGAAAGACTAGACGCATGAACGGAATCGGCTGGGCGGTCCAGCAGTTGGACAACGGCGAGCGCGTCTGCCGCACGGGCTGGGACAGCAATGGCATGTGGCTGGAGCTGCAACGCCCGGACGACAAATCAAAGATGTCGTTGCCCTACGTCTACATGATGACCGAGCATGGACAGACCGTGCCGTGGGTGTGCTCGCAGACCGATCTGCTGGCGACCGATTGGGAGATCGCGCAATGAGCGATCTCGGCGATCGATTCCGCGAGTACGCGGCACTGTGCGACGAGCATCCTGGCTTCGTCGCCGCTGGCGTCATCGCGCGGCCGAACGAGACGATCGTCACCGCCTTCACCGAGAGCAAAGACTGCGGCGAGAAAGAGGTCGCGATCGCGCTCTACCACGGCGTCATCGAGCCGCCCATTGGTCTCGACAGCCCAGCCTTCCGCGAGCTGAAGGGAAAGCTGCGCATTTGCGAAGCGGCCCGCGATGCGGCTCGCGCCGATCGCGACCAAAGCGATGCCCAGCTGCGGCGCCTCGGAGGTTACTGATGGACGCCACCTCAATCTTCGTCGCCAAGAAGCTC